TCCCATCTGGTCGGTGATTTTCTTACCCATTTCCTTTCCGACTTCATCACCGACCACTCCGGAGGAAGGAACAAGCTGCTGCCTGAGTTTCTGGTTCCAGCCGCGAGCGTCCGGGACAACGCCGACAGCGACGGAGCCGACGAATATTTCTGTCATCTCGCGCCTCCGGTCAGCCGGTCAAGCATGTCCTGAACCTGGTCGTCTGGAATTCCGCGCAGCCGTGGATCGATCTTCCTTGCGTCTTCAATAGGCATTGTCCTGCGGGTTACCGGCTTGATGCCTGGGCGCGGAATCGGCTGTGGCCGGCGTACAGTCCTTTCAGAATGTGCGCTCGCGTACATCCACTGGGAATTCCGGATCTCATCGATTGCGGTAGCCACGAGGTTTTCCAGGTTACTCCAATTTCCCTTTGTGGGGTCGGTAGCATTGCGCGCCAGTACTTGATCCGGCGTGTCATTCCGGATTGCTGTAATCAACGCGGCCTCCGGAGGAAGATGGTCGATTAGAACCAGGAGCCTGCGCCACGTTAGGCCGGAGCCTGGCACGAACAATGTCGCCAGGTTTAGGCCATAATAGCGCTGTAGGTCTGCTTCTAGCGTCTCCGCGTGTTCCTGGATGACCCAGAGCGCCTTCTGGATTTTCCCATCGACATTCTCGCCTGCCTGCCGCACTCATCGAATACGGCCTCAATCTGGTAGTTCGCGAGATCTGCGTCCACCCAGATTGCGAATTCCGCATCGCTCTCGATAACGGCTCGTGCCCACGTGTCCCAGTCGCCGGAGGAAGCCGCTCGCATAGCGCTTGTCGGCCAGTCGCCGGCATGGGCGATGTGGATGACCTTCCCGTCAAGGCGTACGGTAGTCGATTCGCCTACGGCCTCGCGGCGTAGCGTTTCAGAAATCAGGTCAAGGTCAACATCGACCTCTACCTCAGCATCATCGTCATCCGGCTCTACCGGCCGGAGAGGTTCTGTCGACATCTCGGCTCCGTCACGTGAAGTAGGCCGTCATGGACTTGCCGTAGTTGACAGTCCGCTGGAGCACGGCCGTTGTCACCGCACCGATCGTTCCGGGATAGCAGGTAATCGTCATGTCGGTCATGACGATGTCGCCCTGCTGCGCCTGGTCGTTTCCGCGAGCCGTGATCTTCCCGTTTGGCGCATACAGGCGCTGCTGCTTTGCGCCGTCGATGGAGTCGAAAATGAAGCTGTACCGGTTATCGCCCGGTGGGTCTGGGATGAGGTAGGTGACGGTGTTCGCCGGTAGCGCCGGAGGCGATGGCGAGGCCGGAGGCTTGAGAGGCGAGGTCGCCACCGGGAATACCGGAACCTCATCGTAGAGTGAACGGACGTACGGGTTGAGGGCCTCCAGGAATACGGCCTGGACGCTCTTGGAGCCACCGGTGAGAATCGAGCGGACTGGCGTCAGGACTCCGGCACCGGGAATGTCCTTGATGGTCTCGTCCAGCTTGAAGATGTAGCCGGAGGTATCGACCCAGCCGCAGCACTTGTATATGCCGGAGCCGAGAGTGGTTGGGTCCTCAATCCCCAGCGGAGGATTGGCGTTGTTGGGCTGGCCGACCCAGACCACGACGTCACCGGCCGCGTAGAGCAGGGAGTTGTCCTTGAAGGTGCCGGTCGCCGGAGCGAGGCTGTACTGCGATGGGATGTCGTACTGGGCGATTTCCTCTAGTTTTTCTTCGCGAGTTGGCATGTCTGCCTTTCCTTTCAGGGGTGAACGTGAAGTTCATATGTTGCGCTAAAGCGCACGAATGCTGGGTTAGCCTCCGGAAGTTGTCTAGGGCCTGCTACGGTCGATGCGTGCTGAACTACTCCATTCGTATACACGGCTCCCATTAGGGATAGAAGGAAAGCCTGAATTGATCTTGCGGCAGAGGAAACATTCCCTGTCTGGGCTTTTGGCCCGAATACATCCACATCTACAATCGGGTCGTCCATTCCTATATGACGACCGGCACCACTAATACGGTGTATCCTGGCGGTAATCTCGGTTGGGTCACCAGCAGGCAGAATTGTTACGAAACGATAGCTAGGGAATTGCGGCACGAGCGCATACATGAGTAGTGTCTCGATATCCGGAAGCACAGGGAATGGAACAAGAGCCATGACGTCACAACCTCTGGAAAGCGGCGCGAGCTAGCGTGTGTTCCGGCTCACGGCCCCAGTGACCGAATTCCACAAATCCTGCCTCCGGCGCATCGTTATAGACAATCGCCTCAGCGCGGTCGTGCGTAGCGCCTCCGTGCGTTCTAGTCTTGATCCCAAAGCTTGCCTTGTATCGTCCGGGGTGGTCGCTCTTCTCATCAACAGGCGCATCTGCGAAAGCGCGAGCCCGGATAAGCTCAGCCCGGAGGTTAACCGTCCGCTGGATAAAGTCCGACCGCAACATTTCGCCTACGCCACGGTGGTCTGGGCGAAAATCTACATTCGTCATACCGACACCCCAGTAATCCTTGTGGCCCTGATCTGAATCGGAGACGTATGGCCGGAGAATGGCGACTGCCACATTTGCGGATTTCCCTGAACCTCATACCTGAGGCCATTCCACTGAATTGCGTAAATGGCTTGCAGATCCGTGCCGTAGGGTAGGAAGACAGTAATGTCGTCGCTAACCTGATCTGTAAACTGAACCGTCTCTACGGAGCCGGAGCTTTGGACTACGCAAGGCGTAACATCAAAAGTCGTTTCTGTGTATGTGTCATTCCCAAGGCTGTCCTGGCCGGATACGGTGCGCTTAACTACCGTCACCGTCTGGCCGTATGGGAATGACATCCTTTGCTCCGTCCGGTAGCTCGATTGTGGTGCTGACCGGATAGCGCTCGCTACCCACAGTCACCACGCCGGTAATCGTTACGGTCACGGTACAACGGCCGTAAATACGGCCGGATTCCCTGTCGAGACGAATGAGAGGCCGGAGCAGAGCGGAACATCATACGTAACGCTTGCGGCCGGAGTACACGGCAGGGTAATGGTGGTGTTAACGTCCTGCGGGATTCCTCCCACAACTACGCGGCCGGTAATCGTTGCGCCTTGCGGATCGATAGGGTCATTACCGTCAATGGTGTACGTCACGGTAATCGTCTGCCCGTGCTGCGGCAGCGGGTCATCGACGTTGATATCACAGCTTACTGGCATTAGAGCCTCGCCTTGATAGTTCCCTGGCTCTGGCGGTAGTCCGCGAGAGTAGTCTTCATTCCTGCGTCGGTCAGGGCAGCAGACAGCCCAGCGCCAGACGTACGGCGCATGGAGTACGAGTACGCGCCTATCGACTCGCTAGCGAGCGTGGCGGACATAGTAGGCGTACTAAGCTCCGAGATGATAGCAGTACACAGCACGGCCATAACGTCGCCTGGAGTCTGCGGATAACCGTGATCGCCTACCACCCTGAAGGTGCTCGCCCACCAGAATTCCTCTGTGTACCAAATTTCCGGAAGGTTAATGATTCCGGAGTAGGCCGGAGCGAGTAGCGCAATCTCAGAGATCTGATCGAATACAAACCAGGTGACGGGAAGGTCTGGCACGCCGGCCATCCCGGATAGAGCTGTGACGGAGGTGATTGCCTGGATTGGTTTCCAGGCTTCCATGTTGATTATCCCACCGTCGCTGGGAACCGTAATCGTGTCACCCGTGTATGGGATGAAATCCTCGCGGCAGTATCGCCGGATAATCGCGGAGCCGTCCGCGAGTAGGGCATCAACCCGTGCGGATTCCACCTGATTCAGGCTGCGGCCTAGCCTCGCGACGATGTCACTTTCAGTCGCGAGACTAGGCAGCGATGGGGTTGTCACGATTACTCAGAGCGCTTCCGCGCCGGTTCCTTGTCCTGGCCTTCCTCTGCCCCCGCTCGCGCTCCGCGACGGCTCGTGCCGGAGGTGACGGCTGCGCGCCGTTCCTTGGCTTGCTCCTGCTCGAATTCGTGCTGGGCTGTGAGCGCTTCCTCATCCTCCACGAGCTGGCCATCCACGGAACGGGTACCGGCCGGATACGTAGAGATGACGGAGATTGCGCCGCCAGCCGGAGCGGCCGTGCCGACGCCAAGAATTGCGCCGAAAGGCCAGCGCGCGGTAATGGCGGTGCCGGGCTGCATGATGGTTACGGGGTTGACGGTGGCGTAGGCGAGGCGCATCGTCATACGCATCGCCACGGAGTCCTGCTGCATGAGGTTCAGGATGACCTTGCCGGTATCGTCGGAAATGACACCCTCTGTAAACATCTTGAAGGAAATGTCATTCCGGATACCGATGATCGCCTTGGAGAAGTCACCGCCCAGGAGTAGGGCTCCGGTAGTCGGCATGACCCAGGAACCGTTCTGGACTTCCGACAGCGGATAGCCGTAGAGACCACGGCCGGTAGGCGAGCCCGTCATGTCAGGCTGATAGATAGGCACGCCCTGCGCGGAGCGGAGGCCGGTGAGCTTCCAGGACATTCCCGGCATCGCCGCGAATCCGTTGAGTGTGTAGCCGCTCTGAGCCATCTGGACGCCCAGGGTGGAAACGTCCACGCCCAGGTCGGTGCCGGTTCCCTCAATGGCCCAGTGGCCGGATTTGGTTGCGCCGACGAAAACCGACTCACCCCAGGTGGCCGGCTTGTTGACGCCCCAGAGCACAGCCGAGTCGATCAGCGCGCCTACGGCCTCCGTAATGCGCGGCTGAACCTGCGACCAGAGCGGAACGTCTGCGTCATCAAGGTACGCTTCCGGAATCGGCACAATACAGGCCAATTCCTCAACGACCATGATGACGTTCTTCCACTGCATCTGGGACGTCTGCTTCATGCCCGTGTCGCCGCCA